CGAAAAAACATTTGAAGCAATCAACAAACTTAAAGATGTAGAGATTGAATTACATCGTTTAAAAAACTTGTTGGAGATAACAGGCAGAGCGTTGGATGCAAAGTCTGAATGGGTAGGGTTGACTGATGAGGATTTAGAAAACATTAAACTATTGACATTTGAAAAAGAGATCAATTCCGATGGTGAAGAACAAGAAGCTGTTGATCTCGATCATTTGATGAGAGCCACAGAACAATTATGTAAGGAGCGAAACACATGAGATTTAGTATCAAATTATTTGAATATCGTTATGTTTTAAAAATATTTTTTCCTACAGAGCGCCACATTAAATGGCTACCTGCGATTATGTGGGGAAAAGTAAAATGTTTAACTAAGGAGCGCAACACATGAATAGAAGACTAACACCAACAACACAACTTAGGTGGGTAGACCGCCATATCACTTATTTGAGTGGTTATGAGTACATACACGCAGATATAGAAGTTCTTGAGCAGTGGCATCAAAACGAAGTGCTGACAGAGACACATGGCTGGCAACCAGTGGAGGGCGGGGAGTGGAAGGAAATAAAAAAGGAGAAGAACACATGAATGAAATAAAAAATATGCAAACACCTTGGGATTCAGACAAGATTCTGATGGTGGATATAGGATGCTATGAGCGTGGATGTGTATGCGTAGCAAACCAGTGGGATGCAAACTATAAAAGCGAGTGCGTACCAATGGTTGAGTATAAAGAATGGGTAGGGTTAACTAATGAGGAAGTCTATGAAATATACAAAGCTACTGAAAAGCTAGTTGGGGAGCATTGGGATAATGGTGGAACAATTCTGATGTTTCCTACAACTTTATACCAAGCGTTTGAAGCCAAGTTGAAGGAGCGCAACACATGAGACTTAGCATAAAACTTTTTGAAACTCGATATGTATTGAAAATTTTTTTACAAGACGGTAGAAAGATTAAATGGTTGCCATCAATTTGTTGGGCAAAAATTGGTCGTGCCGTAGCCCTAAAGGAGAAGAACACATGAATGAAATATTAGATCTTATTTTATTAGTAGGTGTATTGAGCATAGGCGCAATATGGATTACTGCGGTGTTTTGTTTTATCGTGATGGTGATAGGAGGGTTTGATGACTGACGGCGGAAAAGGGTCTAAACAAAGACCAACAGATCATAATAAGTTTGCAAGTAATTTTGATTTAATTTTTAGGAGTAAACCAATGGACGAAGAAACAAGAGAGTTAGATTTACAACTTGGTGATGCACTAGCAGAACTAAACTTATACAAAGATGCAATTAACGAAGCTAATGTTATATGCCAAGATGTAGATCATGGGCGATACGGCGATGCGCTTGTGCACGTACAAAAATTTTATGCGAAGGTTGAAGCAATACGTCAATACAAAGCTAAGTACATTGACATGGATGGTAGATGCTAATGATAGAAAAGATTAACACGTTTGAGAGTAGGCGTGGCGAAGAGCGAGGTAAGATCCGAACAATACATAGAATAATCTATCGGTGTTCGGATTGTGGAAAGATGTTTAGCTCTAAAGAAGAAACGGAGACGCACGACCATAAGGACAAAGAAGATGCCAAGACCCAAAAGTGACATAACAGATGGTGTATATGTAGGTGTACGAATGACTAAAGAACAACGAGAAATGTTTCAAGACATAGGAGGTGCAGAATGGTTAAGAAATTACCTAAACAGACAGATAAGGTCAGAGGAGATTCAACTTGGCCTTTCCCCACAAAACTCCTTACTCAAGAACCAAAAAAAGTAAAACGTAAGAAAGTAGATACAACACAATATGAAGGGGCGTTATTTTGAATGCGGATGATAAACAAGTTGGTGGCAACCACTATAAAGAAATGCCAGTGCAACCTTGGACAGTAATGGAAGCAGTGCTTACCCCCGAAGAATTTAGAGGGTTTTTGAAAGGCAACATCATCAAGTACTCTATGCGTGCAGGGCGCAAAGGTGCAACAGACGAAGATATAAACAAAGCATTTCACTACATTGAGAAACTTAATGAACTTAATAACACTAGACTTTGAAACATATTATGAGAAGGCTACGTTTAGCTTAACCAAGCTGACGACCGAGGAGTATGTGCGTGACTCACGTTTTGAAGTAATTGGCGTAGCAGTCAAAGTAAACAACGAAGAAACTGAATGGGCATCTGGCCCGCGTGAGGAAATACAACAATGGTTAACATCTTTTCCATGGGATGATTCAATCTTACTGGCCCATAACACAGCGTTTGATGGTTTTATACTAAGTGAGCGTTTTGGTATTGTGCCTAAAGTCTATGCTGATACGTTATCTATGGGTAGGGCATTGCATGGCGTTGAAGTAGGTGGCAGTCTAGGTGCGATGGCTGAACGCTATAAACTACAAGCCAAGGGTACAGAGGTTAATGAAGCCAACGGCAAGTACAGGCAAGACTTTACACCTGAACAACTTAGTAGGTACGGCGACTACTGTATCAATGACGTTGAGATTACCCATGCGCTATTTAGTCGTATGATGCACAACGGCTTTCCAAAGAAAGAACTTAAACTTATTGATCTTACTCTACGGATGTTTATTACGCCGAAATTAGAGTTAGACTTGACTCTACTTGAACAGCACTACGATGAGGTGAGAGACAAGAAGGCTAAGTTGTTACTGGATGCTGACATAACAGACTCGACACAACTTGCGTCTAATCAACAGTTTGCGGATTTACTTAGACTCTACGGCGTTAGTCCTCCGACTAAGATAAGCGTAACCACAGGTAAAGAAACTTTAGCATTAGCTAAGAACGATGAGGCGTTTAAAGCTTTAGCGGAGCATCCCGATATACGAGTGCAGACTTTAGTTGCGGCGAGGCTAGGTACAAAGAGTACACTAGAAGAAACTAGGACAGAACGCTTTATTGGAATTGCCAAGCGTGGTTTGATGCCAGTGCCCCTGAAATATTATGCGGCGCATACTGGACGTTGGGGTGGCGGTGACAACTTAAACCTACAAAACTTACCAAGCCGAGGCGAGAACGCAGGGAAGTTAAAGAAGGCTATAAAAGCACCCGAGGGCTATGTCATCATAGACTCTGACTCCTCACAAATTGAGGCGAGAACACTTGCGTGGCTTGCCGGACAGAACGATTTAGTTGAAGCATTTAGAAAGGGCGAAGATGTATACAAACTTATGGCATCGGCAATCTACGGTAAGAAAGCTGAAGAGATTACAAAAGAGGAGCGGTTCGTGGGTAAGACGACTATCCTTGGAGCGGGCTACGGCATGGGGTCGGAGAAATTTAAGAACCAGCTTAAAACTTTTGGTGTTGAAGTTGAGGCTGAAGAAGCAAAGCGAATTGTGCATACGTACAGAAGTACTTACCCACAAATTGTTTCTATATGGAAACAAGCTCAAGTCGCCTTACAAGCGTTAGCTAATGGCTCTGTAATACGTTTAGGTAAAGAAGGCGTACTACAACTTGTACCGCTTGAAAAAGCTATACGACTACCAAGCGGACTCTTGATGCGCTATGACGACTTAAGAGCAACTAGGGATGAAAAAGGTGTTCAATATATGTACAAGACTCGTCGTGGATGGAATAAAATCTATGGCGGTAAAGTAATTGAGAATGTCTGCCAAGCTATTGCACGGTGTATCATTGGCGAACAAATGATTCGTATCGCTAAGAAGTATGATGTTGTGCTAACAGTCCATGATGCGATTGCTTGTCTTGCGAAAGTTGAAGAAGCTGAAGAAGCTAGGAATTATGTCGAGGAGTGTATGCGTTGGACACCCGACTGGGCTGAAGGCTTACCAGTAAATTGTGAATCCGGTTTCGGAGAATCTTATGGAGATTGTTAATGATTACATGGTCGTACTCTAGCATCAAACTATTTGGGCAGTGCCCAAAGAAATATTATCACCTAAAGGTATTAAAGGATGTTGTTGAACCCCCTACACAGGCTACGGATTATGGACAGCAATTCCATGAAGCGGCTGAGTTCTATATCAAAAATGGTACTCCATTACCGGAACCATTCAAATTCGCAAAGAATGCCTTGGATGGACTCAAATCCATGCCGGGTGAGAAGTTGTGCGAATTCGAGATGGCATTGACCGAAGGGCTAGAACCGTGCGATTTTAACGATCCCAAACGGTGGTGGCGTGGGATAGCTGATTTGGTTATCCTAAATGGCGAAGAAGCGAGGATTTTAGACTACAAAACAGGTCGATCTGCTAAGTATGCGGACACAGGTCAGTTAGAATTGATGGCACTAGCCGTGTTTAAGCACTTCCCCCAAATCAAAAGGGTTAGGGCTGGGTTGTTGTTTGTGATTGCTAACGCTTTCATAAAAGATAGCTACGACTCTAGCAATCAGGACAAGATGTGGCTCAAGTGGATGAAGGAGATTAGCCGTCTCAAATTTGCCCATGAGAGTAATGTATGGAATCCTAGACCGAGTGGCTTGTGCAAGAAACATTGTCTTGTGTTAGATTGTTCACATAATGGAAGGAACTGATATGCCATACGTTAATACACCACGCCCTTATAAGAAGGAATACCAAGAGCAAAAAGCAAGAGGTGAAGAAGAAAGACGCATGGAGCGTCAACGTGCAAGACGTGCGATAGATAAAAAGTACCCCGACAAAAATAAGAATGGCGAGGCAGACATCAGAGAAGGTAAAGATGTAGCTCACGTCAAAGCCTTAGACAAAGGCGGTTCTAATAAGAACGGTGTATTCATCGAATCCGCAAGTGGTAACAGATCATTTAAGCGAGATTCAAAAAGTAACTTAGTTTCAGAGACCACAAAAAAAGAAAAAGGCGAAAAGAAACTAAGCAAAGTAATCAAGCTCAAATAAGAAAAGAGCAACAGGAGAAATAATTGCAAGTTATAGACAATAAGCTATTGCTTTTGAATTTAAAGAACCCGGGTAAAGTAACGACAGTAATTCCAAAGAGTAAAGTAATTCGTACACACGACACACATTCAGAGGTTGCCGTTAACTGGGGCTTAGATGAAGCACAGGTTTTAAAGAACCTACAAATAAAAAACATCCCATCACCTATCATGGGGCAGTACAACTGGCCTGGGTTGTATAAACCGTTTGATCACCAAAAAACAACGGCATCATTCCTTACCCTAAATCCAAGAGCATTTTGTTTGAACGAACAAGGCACAGGCAAAACCGGATCGGTTATATGGGCTGCCGACTACTTGATGAAGGTAGGACGTATTAAGAGAGTATTGGTTATCTGCCCTTTGTCTATCATGGACTCGGCATGGAGGGCTGACTTATTTAAGTTTGCTATGCACAGGACGGTTGACATTGCTTACGGTAACCGAGCCAAGAGAAAAGAAATTATCAATGGCGGTTCTGAATTTGTCATCATTAACTATGACGGTGTTGAGATCGTTGCAGAAGATATTATTAACGGAGGCTTTGACCTAATCGTGATTGATGAGGCTAATGCCTATAAGAACGCCATGACGACTCGGTGGAAAACACTTAATCGACTTTTGAAACCAGACACTTGGCTTTGGATGATGACTGGAACACCTGCCGCCCAAAGTCCGGTCGATGCGTATGGTTTGGCTAAACTTGTTAACCCAAAGAATGTTCCCAAATTCTATACCGCTTTTAAAGACATGGTAATGCACAAGGTAACGCAGTTTAAATGGGTTCCAAAAGCTAACGCCGACAAGGTTGTGTTTGAGGCGTTGCAACCGGCTATCCGGTTTACCAAGGCAGAATGTTTAGATTTACCTGAGATGACTTACGTCACAAGGGAGATTGAACTTAGCACGCAACAAAAGAAATACTACGAAATGCTCCGTAAACAACTTGTGGTGCAAGCATCAGGCGAACAAATTACGGCGGTCAACGCCGCTGTTGGGTTAAGTAAACTCCTGCAAATATCTTGTGGCGCAGTCTATTCCGATACAGGAGAAACCCTAACCTTTGATATCAAGAATCGGTATAAAGTACTGCAAGAGGTAATCGACGAGACCAAGCAAAAGGTTCTTATCTTTGTGCCGTTTAAGAATACGATCAAGGTACTATCCGAAAAGCTCCATGCGGACGGTTATA